CTAAATCAATAGGTTTAGGATCTTGAACCTGCACATCTACAGCTTCTAATGCATCCTCTTCTTTTTTATTTTTGAGGTATCGTTCGTAGGCGGTTGTAGCCATGTTACGCCTCCGCTGGTAATACTAGATTAACGTTATACTTTTTGTTAAATTGGTCTACGTCTTGTTGTGTTGATATCATTGCAAAGTCTTCTAATGCTTCTGCACTATTAGCCATAAGCTGTACAATATCATCTGTAATCTCTCTTGGTAGTCTAGCTCTTAGTTGATCATAGCTTATTGGATTAGTCATCGATGGTGTTTGAGGTCCGGGAGCCATGGTCTCTGTTTCAGTAACCTGTTCTTCTACTATTTCACCATTAGCGTAGCCCGCTCTACCACCACCTGAAAACTGTCCAAGTATTTTTTTAATTTGTTCAATAGCATCAATATATATTTGAGGATCGTTTTCGTTTTGATATTTGTTTGTTCCGCTAGTTTTATCATCTCTAAATAATTGTTCTGTAATACTAGTAAATAAAGTTTGACCTTGACTTGATTTGATAAATATATCTATAGCACCTTCTGTTACAGGATTAGATTTAGTAAAGTTATTTTTCTGAGTTTTTAAAACTTCTAATTGTATGATTTCATCTTCTGTAATTGTGCCATTTTTTTGTTTTGCTTCTAACTCATAAATTTCTGGTATAATTTTTTCTAGTTCTTTAGCTATTTCTAAATCTCTATATGATTTACCACTACTACCCCCAAGAATATCAGCCTGTGCACCTATTAATGTTTTAAACATATTAGCTTCTGCATTGTATCTGTTGATAGCTCTGTCTTGCGCTGATTTATTATAAGCTCCTCTGCTTGATCTAAAATTTTTAAATGGTTCTTTGGCTGATAATGCAGCTGTTTGAAATATGTTACCTGCTGCAGGTCTACTAATTAAGTCTAAACCAAAGTCTATTTTAAAATCATCTAACGATGTATCTCTTGGCATTGGTGGGGCTTTGTAAGCCATGCTTGATGCAAGATCTCTTAACTGTTGCATGTTTAAACTGCCAATATTTATCTTAGATAAATCGTTTTGTTCAACATCACCTGCAGTTTCATATCCTTGTCTAGGAGCTAGGCCTGATGTAATACCTTCACCGGCACTACCACCTTTTCTAAACATAGGTCTTCGCATTATTCTGTTCATCGTTTATCCTATATATAATCGAATGCTCTACCTGATTTATTACCACCACCACCAAATATACCACTTAATACACTAGCTGTTCCAAGAGCCGTTTGTAATGGTGTTGGATTCGGTGTTATAGTTGACTGCATTCCAAATGGTGCATTACCAGAGAATAGACTTGCAACCCCAGAACCATATGTATTTAACCTTTCATAAGGTTCAAATGCTTCTAATCTATTTGCTTCTCTTTGCGCATCAAGTATTGCTTGTTGTTGTGCTTGTTGTAGACCGCCCAATCGACCCAACTGGTTAATATCTGCTGTTTGGAAATCTGTTATATCTCCTGCTAATTGTCTTTGTTGACCAAATGCTCTATTAGCTAAATTCTGTGCTGTGTTAAATCCTTGTTGTCTTAGTGTTGCAAGTAATGCAGCTCTATCTAAATTAGATTGTGTTGCTTGTTCTGATCTCATAACACCTTCTCTACCACCACCTAAGTTACCAGTTTGAGCAGCTAACAATCCGATACCCGTCATGTCTTTTGCTGCTTGTTTATCAAAGTCTGCTAGTGTTGCATCGATAACATCTTGTTGATATGGAGACATAAAAGCTTGGTAACCTGTTGGTCCAGAGTATGCTCCTGCTTGTGTAAGAAAAGGTTGATACGCACCTACACCTGATGCTGCTAATGATGCAGCTTGTTGCTGCATTGGGTCTTGTGCTGCAACTTGCGGTGCAAGTCTAGCCGTATCTAATGGTATTGCAGTTAAACCTGCTAATTGTTTTCCGTAATCAACACCAAGGTCTGTTACGTATTGTTGTGGTAAATTTTGTACTTGTTCTATTGCCATTATACTACCTCACTTAATCTTTCCGAGACTTCAAACATTTCTCTAGCACCACCCATGCCTTGTGACTCTCTAGATATCTGTCCTCCACCTTCCAAATGTTTCATAACTCTTTCCATAACTTTTGCTCCTTGGTCAACATCTCCACCACCTGCGTTTCTAACAGCATCTGCAGTAAATACAAACTCATTTACACTTAATCTTGCAGGCACATCGTCCGCTTTTTCTCGTTTACCTATTGGAACAAATCCACCTTCAGCTCTATAATCTTTTTCTAAACCACCAAGGTCCATTAATCCACCTTCAGCCATACCTATTCTCCCACCATTAGCTGCTGATTGTGCATATTGTAGAGCCATTTGTTCTGGTGTAAATTTTCTAGCTGCAACAGCTGGCAAGAAATTTAAATTAGATGCTAGTCCTTGTTCTTGAGTTAATAAGTTTGCAGCTTTTTTAAGATCTGCTAGTTGTAATGCTGTATTATCACTTGGCATTCCTGTTTGTTGTTCAGGTTGATCCTTAGTAAACAAACCTGCTCCAATACCACCTACTATTGGCACAATATTTTTTGCTATGCCTGATGTTATGTCGCCAAGTATTGATCCTCTTTCTTCATATATTGGGTTACCATCTTGATCTGTGATAACAGATCCATCTTTTCTTTTCATAACAGGGCCTTTTCTTGGTGTGCTTAATGATCCAAAAATTTCTCCTATTTTTGTATTAATAATTTTATCACCACCTGGAATATTAATATTTCCAATACTCCCTCCACCAAAGGTATCTAAACCATATAAAGCTGCAGCTGTTGCTGCTACAGGGTTATCAAAAATTTTATCTTTTAGTTCTTGAAAGTAAGATCCAATACCATATTGTTTTCTACCGTCTAAACCCATAATACCACCATACGCTGCCATCTGTCTGTTAGGTAAAGTTGGTCCTGTTGGTTTAGGTGCAAAAGGATTAACTGGTTTTGTTGGATCTTCTGGTAATGGGTTACCACCACTCATCATACCTTCTCCAATAATCATTCTTCTAAATTCGTCTTTGCTCATTGGTGTAGCATCAGGTCTTTGTTCTAATAAATCATAGATATATTTTTCGTACTCTTCATCTAATAAAGCATCCACCATCATCATCTCCATTTCTTGTGGAGATTTAGGACCTTCTTTACCTCTATACTTAATAGATGGTGCGTTGGTCATTAATTCTTCTGAAATTGATATATCTGTTATTGCCATGGTTTTGCTACTTTACTGTGTTTTTCCTATTAAATCAAGAGCTGGCATGATAACTGTTACATCTCTTTGCACGTCTTCTTCTGGAATATTTGCAGCTTTTAATGCTTCCTCAGTCTCGTACACCTCTCCTGTTTTTTTGTTTTTAATTGTAGTTATTATCTTTTCTGGTGTTAATTCAATCATTATGTTGTTACCTCTTTCTTAATATTTAGATAGCTGACACCAAATGTAAAAGCGTCTGCACTACCTGCTTTGATTGTTAGTGTTGTTCCTCCCACTACTATTAGTGGTTGGGTTAATAATTCTTTTGTTTGATTAGCTGTTAATGGCACTGATTTTATAACTACAATACCATTATTAGTAACTGTTGGACTAGGTGTGCCAGCAGATGTAACTAAAATAGATTTAATAACATATGTTTCACTTACTAAAGGATTATTAGTACCAAAAGGATTTTTTTCTGTATTGTCCGTATTAGCGTTTAAACCCACAAATTTATATTCATTTACTACTGCCATTAATCTAAAAAGAAACTTCTAGCTTCTATCTCCTGTTTTAACTCTTCTTGAAACGTTGTATTTAATTTTTCTAACACGGCATCTAAATCTCGCACGAGTGATTGTGCTACATCTTCTTCATATTCTGCACTTGCTCGAGTTAATGATTGTACTATTTTAGCCATTATAAACTTGCAATGCCTCCTTGACTATAACCTGTTCTACCTCTACCGCTTTCATTAGAAAAAGCTTCATTAGTTCCTGTAGATTTAGATCCAAAACCTCCGCCTTTACCATCTGTAAATCCCATTGCATCAGCTTTTGCGTATACTTCTGGATTTGCCTTTCGTGCTCTAGATGCTACTTCTTTTTGTTGTCTTTCCATTTCTCTACCTATTTCAGCTCGAGCTTTGTCTAATTGTTTTTGTTGAAATTTACTTAAATTTTTACGATTTCTCATTTTATTAATATAATTTCCTAGCTGTTCTTCATAATCATTTGTTCCAAACATTGAAACTACGTTCTGACCGGCTAACACAGATCCTGGTCCATATTTTGCCAAACCAGTACCTTGATCTCTACCTATCATTCCTTCTTGATTAGATAAAAAACTTATTTGACCTGCAAGGTTAGGATTATAGTTTCTTGCATTAGGGTTTAATGGATTAAATTTATTACCTAGAAATGCAACACCACCAGCTAATGCTAAAGGTCCCAAAGGCACTCCACCAAGTGCAGATCTTACTCCTAAATTTACAGCTCCTCTTTTAACAAAATTTCCTAAATTAGCTGGAGAAAAAGCCGAGGTAATTCCACCACCTGTTAACACATCTATTTCTGATTGTGTAGGAACTTCAAGACCTAATTGTTCATAAGCTAATTCTATAGCTTTATCTATTCCATATGTTCTAGCAAGAGGCGCGGCTATTGCCATTACTAACTGTTCCATTATCGTCTTCCTCCAGCATGTATATCTAATCTAAACGTTCCTAGTTTCCAACTAGTATCTATAGCTGTATTTTTTATTGTAAGAGCAACAGCTCTCGCTCTTGCTCGTGTATCTACTTTTGTTGTAGATGATGTAATGGTAAATGGTCCTAAAGATGAACTAGCTGCTGTGTTATTAGGATAGTTTCGTAAATCTAATTGCACAATTGTATTACCTTGTTGAGCAATAAAGTCAGGTATAATTCTACTAACTCGCATAATATTTTCACCATCTCCTCTAAGATCACCTAAATTAGTTGCAGCTCCTCTAACAACTTTTTGTGTAATATCATAATCTCCAGAAACAATATCAGCAGGAATAGCTGTTGTAACAGCTCCAGCTTCTAATTGATTAACACCTGTTTCGTGTTCAAAGTATATTGTTGTACCATCAGTGTTACCAGTAACATCAAATGAATTATCATCGTCTGCATTATATTTTGTTGCATGTGGTAAACCAAATACTGCAGAATCTTCCCATGTGCTTCTTGCAAAAAGATTACTATCATTTGTAAACCATATAGGACGTTTAGATGTCGAATCTAAATAACTATAAAAAACTGCTCTGTTATTTACGTTAGATGTAGATGTTGGATAGAACCAAACAACTTCTCCAAACAAGTTATTAATACCTGCATAAATTAATTGATTTGATGTTGTGTTTAAATCATCATAAACGAAATCTTCAACCAAACAATCCATAGATTCTAGTTTACCAGTGTATCTAAAGAAACCATTATCAGACATCCAATATGCAGCACCATCAACTTCAACAGCAGCATTCATACCTATCAGTCCACAGTTGGTTCCTACTTGTTCAAATGCAAAAGTAAAAGGTGTACCCACAAAACGCATTGTAAATAAAGCTGTGTCTGTCCAAACATAGATTGCATTTCTACCAAGTTTAGCTCCAATGATCCGTGATCCGTCGGCCAGTCTTTGTGTGCCAGCACTATTAATTGCTGTAGGCGTGTAGTCGTTTATATTTTCTTGAGATGAAAATCTAATAAACATATCATCTTGTGTTGCTGGATCTCCAATAGTTCTTTCAGTTCCAAAAAATACTAAGTGACGATCGGGTGTTGATATTAACATATCACGTGACGCAGTTGGTGCACCAGCTATAAGAGTAGCTCTAGTTGATGTAGCGTTAGCTGCATCACCATCCCATTCAAATGCTGAACCACCTACAATTAGTGCAATAAGTTTAGCTCCTAAATTATCAAGAGCCCATAAACCAGGATCTGTAACTTTATCGGTGTTAGCTGCTGGTGAACCCCACCCTGTAAATTGAGATGTGTTTGTAACTGTTGCTCCATTAGAGTGTGTGATAGCCGTAGTTCCTCTAGCTGCTCTACCTATACCAGTTAATTTAGTTCCTGTAATACCCGTATAAGATATTTCTTCTGATCCTATTTGAACAAAGTTAGTTCCCGTTGAAGGAAAACCTGTAACACTAGTTAATGTTATTTCTGTTGCAGAACCATTATTACCACCACTTGTGCTACCAATGGCTCCATCTAAAGTTGTTGTAGCTGCACCTAATATGTTTCCACCCCATAGTGATATACCCCAACCAAAAGCACCTAACTGTTCAGCTGGTCCTACATGATAGTATTGAAAAAAAGTTATACCTCCAGAAAGAGTAGCACCACTTCCTGTTTCACTACTAGGCATTGTAATTGTAATACTAGAACTTGTTGGTACACTCGTAACCATAAATTTTTTGTCAGCAAAATCAGCTGCTCCAAAATTAGAGTTTGTTATAGATGAAAAAGTAGAAGCATCTCCAAATAAGATAATATCTCCTGCTTGAAAAGTTGTTGTTCCTGAAAATGTTATAGTAACAGTTGGTGAGTTATTAGTGGTAGAAAAACAATTTGTAAGGGCTGTACCTGATGGATTAACTAAAGGATGTATATCATAAAATACACCACCAGAGTATGCATATAAAATTCTATTTGTTCCTATTGCTGCAAACTTAGTAGAGGCAGAGTTAACAAAATGATGTAATCCTCTTGCTACACCTGTTAATTTAGACTCTCCTAATTGGCTCCAACCACCTATTTTTTCAGGTGTACCATACCTAAAACGTACATTTTGTCCATCAGTCCACTGTGATTCAGCTCCAGTGGGAGTAACTTGTTTATTGAATCCGGGTAAAAATCCTAGTTTCTGTAGCATATATTAAAACCTGTTTACTAGGTGTTATATCAGATTAAAGGTGATTTCAATAGATTTAAAGCAGAGGGAATCTGTGGTGGATCATCCCCCTGCAAGCCTAATGTATAGACTATTTTTTAGATTTTGTCAACGTAGCACCTTTAAACCAAGAAGGCACACCTAATAAAGGTCTTTTATCTAAATAGTTTTCTTTAGCTGTTTTAGAATTAGCTTTATTATAATGTAAAAATACTTGACCACAATCTTTACCTTTAAATTCTTCTCGCCAATGTTCTAAATCACAGCCAGAATATATTAACATATCTCCTGGTTTAAGATCTACTTTAACGCCAGCTTGTTTTTCTTTACCTGTTGGATCAAGATAAATTGGCCATGGGTCACCACCTAAATTTAATGTTGTGGATATTTCACATGAGTATCTATCTTTATGTCTAGCTAATATATCACCTTTTTTATATATTCTTGCATATGAATATGTAGGACTTAATTTTAATTTTGTATGTTTTTCCATAACAGGTTTTACTTCTTGTAATAAAGTTTCCATTGCAATGTCACTATAATGTGAATAAGTATTTGGTACTTGATCATCATTCCATACACCAAAATATTCTGTAAAGGGTGATATGTATCTTTGATCAAATAAAAATTTTGCTACATTTCTTTTGTTTAAAAAATATTTATAAACAAAGTCTGCTATTTCTGGTGAGATTGCTTTTTTTAATACTGTATACTTATTATGTTTAAACGACATTTAATACTCCTTTTGGTATTGCTTGGCAGTTCCAATGTATAAATCTAAATGGACTATAACCCATATCTACAATGTACTGATGAGGTAGGTATGATGGAAAGAATATCATTCTACCTGGTTTTACTTTATAATTTATTGAGGATGAAGCATGTGTTACTTTTGTTTTATCTTTTTCTGGTAACAAATTCATAATATTTCCTGGTCTTGGGTCTTCAAACAAAGGTAGAGATGTGCTTTCATCTGCTTTTAAAAAATAAAAACCAGATATGTGACCATTCCAATGTGTATGCAAAGTATGGTGTCCTCCACCTTTTTTTGCAAATTCTTGCACCCATAATTCTGTAGTAAATAGTTGATAATGTGTTAAATCAAAACCCATCTCATCTAATAAATTATGTGCAGTTGCACCCACATAATTTTGTAACTCTGCAAAATTAGGATCTCCAATTAATGATGTAGAATGAAATACATGACCCATATCACCTTTATTACCAAACTTTTTATTACGCTTATCAATATCTGGTTTTAATAATTTTTTTGCTTCTTCAATATATTTATCTGATGCTTTATTTAAACTATCTACAAACTTAGGTTCATCTGCAAACCATATAGGACATTTAAAAAATTCTTCTAATGTTAATTGTTTTGGATAACTTACAATTTCTTTTTTTATTTTTTGTTTTCTAACTTTTTTCTTTTTCATATTTTTCCTTTATTTATATGGCCATCCTAAATTCCATATTACTAAACTTTTTCTTTCGCCACTTTTAACTGGACACACTCTATGCCATACAAAAGAAGGAAACACAACTAAAGATCCTTTAGGTAATATTTCTTTACACTTTACAGGTTTTCTAGGTTTATCAGGATCTAAATTTCTAAAATCAAATTCTAATTCCCCACCTTTATATTCTTTAGGATCAGATAAAGTTACAGTAACAGATAGTTTTCTAATCTTACCATGTGATGGATCGTTAGGTTCTGGTCTTTCATATGGTCTATCCCAACTATCACAATGCCAGTCATAATATTGTCCTTTTACATATTTTGTAAATTGACACGACTCACTAAAATGCCATTCAAAATTCCATCCAGCACTTGCATTTGCTTGATGAACATAGGGTTGTATTTCTTTGTAAATCCATCTATCATTCATCCAAACAATATTAGAATCTCTTTTCTGTTTTAAATCTTTAATTTGTTTTTGATTTAATTTTTTATCACCATAACCACCAGTGAGTGCCATTTGATCTTGTATAGATTTTCCGTATTTAATTATATCATCACAGATTCTATGAGGAATTGCTGATTGAAAATACCAATAATAATTTGCTAAGTTCATATATCTTTATGAACTTAATATAACATTATCTATGCTATTGTCAATGTACCCGAAGCTGTAAACTTAGCTAGTTTATCTCCACCAGGGTGAGTTGAAATTGTAGCAGACGGGCCTGGGTCAGCACTAAATGTAACTGCACTTGGTCCTCTAACAATAACTATACCTGATCCACCAGCTTTTCCATTTCCAGTACAAGTTGGAGTGTGACCAGAGTCAGCTCCACCGCCTCCACCACCACCAGTGTTAGCCGTACCAGCAACTGAACATGTATTTGGGGCTCCACCACCTGCTCCACCACCACCTGCTCCACCTGGTCCAGGGGCTGGTCCATGATAACTTGGTCCTCTACTACCACCACCTCCACCACCACCTGCGTAAGATGTGTCAGGTCCTAAAATTGTGTTAGGCGCACCAGCTCCACCAGCTCCACCACCAGAAGTAGTTCCACCAGCTCCAACCGCAGTTGCTCCACCCCCTCCACCACCTGCTCCTGCACATGGCATAGGATTTCCTGGTAAAGCTGTTCCACCATTATTTCCTTGAGATGGACTTGTTGGAGGAGTATTTCCAGATCCTCCAGCAGTAGTACATCTTATAGATCCACCACCACCTGATCCACCATCACTGTCTGAACATGCTGGTGTGCTAAAATCATTTGCAGCACCACCACCTGTTGATGTTATTGTTGAAAAACTTGAGTTACTTCCTTTATCACTAGATGCTCCACCTGCACCTACTACAATAGCATAATCTCCTTCTTCTAGGGTTAAAGCAGGAGCTTGTAACGGGGAAGGCCCAAAACCAGAGGCTCTATATCCTCCAGCTCCACCACCTCCACCTCTATTACCATTACCGCCACCACCACCTGCGACTACTAAATAATTAAGTGAATAACTTGCTATAACTCTTGGCCATGTTCCTTGACCCACTGCACTAAATTGACTTTGCATTGACCACACACCACTTGCTTTGTTTAATTCTTTTACAATAACTATTCCTGATCCACCTGCTCCACCTGTGCCACAACTAGCTCCACCTCCACCACCTCCAGTGTTGGTTGTGCCAGCGCCACCAGCAGTACCACCTGATGATGCATTACCTCCACCACCAGTACCACCACTACCATCTGGTTGATTATGTGAGGCTCCACCTCCACCACCAGCATATACTCCACAATTAGGAGTTCCTGGATAAGTTGGAGAAAAATCTGTACCTGCTCCACCTGCTCCACCTCCTGAACCACTACCATCTCCTCCAGCAGCAGCGTGACCACCACCTCCACCACCTGCTAATAATGGTATAGTGGGTGCACTTCCTGATCCATCACCTCCTGGATTTCCTTCTGGTGGACTAAAACTACCTGCATTACCTGATCCACCTTCTCCTACACCTACAGGTGTACAAAAAGATCTATTTCCCCCACCACCAGATCCACCTGGTGCTCCGCTTGTTGGGGCTCCTAATGGAGCTAATGTATTACCACCACCTCCACCACCACCTGATGATTGATATGTTATACCTTTTGCTATAATTTTTGATAAAGAACCATCACCACCATTATTACCACATGCTCTACCAGTACCACCGCCTCCTATTGTTACTGGAGTAGCGGCGTTTCCTTCCATAGGTATTTCTAAATTTCTAGCACCTCCTGCACCACCACCACCTGATGTATCATTACCAGCACCACCTCCACCAGCAACAACTAAGATTTGTCCAAATCTAGTTCCTGGTTGTGTTGTGATACTTCCGGAAGATGTTTTAGATGTAATAGTATTTTTTCCAAACGAAGTTACATTCGTTTTTCCAATTACTCCACCGTTTATTCTACTGCCGCCTCTAGGCATTTAAGTGTCCTCCTATTCGGACACCCAAGCTGTGCCATTCCAATCGTATTTGGTAGGTGTTTCCGATTCGTCGTTTGATTTAGTTGCTTCCCAACCTTTTGTGTTGTCAGCGTTATATTTTTCTTCGTTCCAAGAAATTATATATCTAACATCACCTTCTTCTGTAACTGTTGGATAAGTTATAGGAGCTTGCCAATCATCATTTGAATCTAATGACCATGAAGCATAAGGTTGTGAATTTAAAAATTTATCTTTTACAGGATCATATACCATTCCAATTCCTGCGTATTGTTTTCTAAAATTATGATTGTAAGAAGTTTGTTTCCAAATTCCACCTTTAAAAAAATTAATACACCATGTTTCTCCATCTTGATGCATATCTGAAGGAACACAGTCATTTCCTACAACTACTACTCTTTCAACTACTTGATGAGTATCTGACGTAAATCCAGTAGGATCTACTTTTGTTTTTAATTCTGCGAAATGTGCCATTTTATTACTCCTTAAAAGTTATATTTATATTTTAATCTTAACTAATTGTCAACGTTCCAGATACGGTAAATGTTGCAACTGTACAGCCACCTGCAGGTGCTGGTAATGTTGTTTTTGAATTACTTCCTGGTCCTACAGTTATAGATGGTCCTAATGGTCCAGGTGCTCTTAAAATTATAACACCAGATCCTCCTGCTCCACCGGCAGGTGCATTATTTTGACCTCCACCACCGCCTCCAAGATTTGCAGTTCCAGCTGTTCCGTTACTAAATGCTCCACCAGGTCCACCTCCACCAGATCCACCAGGTCCTGGGCCGCAGTTTCCTGCTCCACCACCTCCTCCAGCATAAGTTACTGGAGATCCTGTAATAGAATTAGCTGCACCTGCACCACCAGCTTTACCAGTATTAGGACTTGGATGAGGGGCATTAGTTCCTGCTGAACCTTTACCACCACCTCCAGCTGAAGCGGCAGGACCATTACTAGATGTTCCTCCTGGATTTCCTTGACCAGGTGTTCCAGATCCTCCAGGTCCACCTCCTGGTTGTCCACCACCTCCACCAGATCCTCCTGGGGTTCCAGCAACTCCTGGATTATTACCATTAGTTCCTTCACCACCACCTATTGATGTTATATTTTTGACTCTTGAATTAGAACCAGGTTCTCCTTGTGCTCCACCAGCACCAACTGTAACATTTGTAGCTCCTGTAAATAAAGTTATTTTTGTTCCTCCTGGGAAAGATGATTGCATACCTCCAGCTCCACCTCCACCACCAGATCCACCACCTGTACCACCACCGCCACCACCAGCGATAACTAAGTAATCAAAAGTATGAGAAGAGACAGTTGGATCTCCATCAGTTATTGTTAAACATCCTGATGATGTAAAAGTTGCAATTTGATCAAAACCACTTACTGGATTTGATTCGTAAGAAATTGAACCACCTGGAGTAGTTGCTAATGTAACTCCTTGGCCTGCATTTGCTCTTGCAACAACGATACCTGAACCACCTGCTGCTCCAACTTGTAAACTTTCATTACCTCCACCACCACCGCCACCACGATTAGTTGTTCCTGCGACTGAAGGTGATCCGCTACCTCTTGCTGAGTGTCCCCCTGTTCCACATGGAGAACCTGCTCCTGAATTACATCCTGGTTGAGGATTACATCCACCACCGCCAGCTCCGCCAGCATATGATATGTCTTCTCCTGTAATTGCATTTGGTGCTCCTGCACCACCTCTACCACCTTTATGAGGTGATTGTTGATTTTGTCCTGCTTCAGTAGCTCCACCACCACCTCCAGCACCACAATTACCTGGTCCACCAGAATTACCACCTGGATTACCTTGTGCTGGACTTACAGGAGGGGTATTACCTGCTCCTCCTACTGCTGTTGGTTCACTACCACCACCTTTTGCTCCACCACCTGAACCACCTGAACCACCCGCTCTTGGAGATGCTGTTCCTTGACCTAAACCACCACCTGCAGATGTGATTGTTGAAAAACTTGAAACTGATCCAGCAGCTCCAGAATTACAACCTGATGGTCCACCAGCACCACCTGCTCCAACTACTACTGCGTGTGTTCCTAAACCTAAACTTAATGATGATCCCTGTAATGGACTTGGTCCATATCCTGATGCACGATAACCTCCTGCACCTCCACCACCACCTCTACGGCCACCACCGCCACCGCCACCAGCAACGACCATGTATTCTGTTGTTACTATTCTTTTAGGCCATTCTTCTTGATCTACTAAATCCATTTGTTCTTGCATCGACCAAACTCCCGATGCTTTATTTAATTCTTTTACGATAACTATACCTCCACCACCTGCTCCGCCAGCTGTTGAACTCCCACCACCAGTAGCACCACCACCTCCACCACCTGTGTTAGCACATCCTGCGGCTCCTGCTGCATTACTACCTGGACCTCCAGCTCCTCCACCACCTGCTCCGCCAGCGCCTCCAGCTCCACCATTTGATCTACCACCACCGCCGCCACCGCCAGCGAATGTAGTATCAGATCCTGTTATTGTACTTGGGGCACCTGCTCCTCCAGCTCCACCTGTTGATCCTGGTCCACCAGGACTACCTGAACCACCTTGAGCACCTACAGCTGAAGCACCGCCTCCGCCACCTGCACTACCATTCGTAGGTCCTTCATCTCCTCCAGAATTTCCTTGTGGAGGAGTTGTTGGAGGTGTGTTACCAGCAGCTAATGCTCCGCCACCTTCTCCACCTGCTCCACCTCCTGAACCTCCTGTTGCAGCATTACTAGTTCCATCATCTGCACCTTTACCGCCACCTGTTGATGTTATTGGGTTTGCTGGGAAAGCAGCTGTTGAATCACTTCCTGAAGCATTTGATGATCCACCAGCTCCTACAGTTAATGTATAAGATGTATTACCAGTGACCGGTATAGAAGATGCTGTTCTAAAACCTCCAGCTCCACCACCGCCACCACCACCTCTACCTGCGCCTGGTCCACTAAGACCGCCGCCTCCACCACCGCCGACAACTAAAGTGTCAACAATTCTTGTTCCTGGTTGTGTAGTAAGAGGACCTGTGGATGTTTTAGATGTAATTTTATTTCCACCATTAGACGTTTCATTTATTGGTCCAATTATTCCGCCATTCTGCGCCATAATTTAAACCTCCTATGCGTCGTCTAATACTTCATATGAAATAAATAAATCTAGGTCACCTGAAGCACTAGCTCCACCTTTAAGAATGTCACCTTCCATTAAATATATTGGTGTATCTGAAAGCACTAGGGTTGCGTCCGCTGGGACTGAAACTGTTTTTGCTAAATAAACTGTTGTATCAGCACCTGTTGGAGTTATACCGGTTGCTCCAGCAGTTGTTAAACCATCTATAAATAAATCTACGTCCGCTGCATTTGTTCCATCTACGTTTGCAACTGTAATTCTATTAATTTTTAATAATTTGTCTGCATCAACTGTTAATAGAGTTGCAGTTAAAGTGTTAGATAAATTAAAACCAAGGTTTCCACCTAAGATATTTGATACATTTACTATATTTGGGTTTGCCATTTTTTAATCTCCTTTTTCCTTTTAACCGAATACGATTGCCATTGCAATAGCTTTTCCTATCCCAATTCCAGCGTTTGCTTGAAAGGTAGGAGCTGCTCCTGAGCCATTTGATGTTAATATTTGTCCTGAACTTCCTTCAGCAACTGCGCCAAAAGCACCAGAATTATTAATCTGAACTTGTCCTGTAGTTCCTGCCGGAGTGGATAAACCAATTGATAAATCTTTAATATCTGGATTAGTGCCATCATTTGCTGTAGCAAATACTAATTTATCACCTTTGTCTGTAGCAGAAAAAGTAACAGAAGATCCACTACCAGTAGCATATTTAAATTGAACTGTGTTTGCTCCAGATGTTGTATTTCTCAACATGTAAAAAGTTTCTACGTCGTTTGGAATTGTAACAATTTGATTTCCTGTAATTGTACCTGTAAACTCGATCATTCTAAATTGACCTGTTCCAGTTGTATTACCATCAACAATTGTTAAAGCTGTAGTTTGTGTTCCACCTGCAATTGATTTAGCAGAATATCCACCAGTAAGTTGTTCAAAAAGTTGTAAATTTGTATTAGTTTTTGTTCCCCATGTACCGGCGTTTTCGCCTGTAGCCATTAATTCTATACCAAGAGGTGAATATGTTGAAGCCATTGTTAATTTCTCCTAATTGTTGTCATTTATATTGGTTATTTAGTTTTAAGTCAAACATAATTATGGTGTTAAAGTTGTATATCCTGTTGTGTTTTTAGGAGTCTTAATTGAATATCCACTGACAGATGTTTTAGGCGTTTTGTCAGTATAGCCAGTGCTGTTTTTTGGTGAAACTTTTCCATAGTATCTTAATATTAATTTACTATCATTTAAACCTGTCGTGGCTATTTGACCTTCTGGAAAGGCATTAGATACTTGAACTGTTGTGACTGTCCCTAAACTTGTAGTACTGCTTTGACCAGCAGGAGTGGCTATAGTTTCAGGAGTGGCTGTTATACCTCCTAGTTGAGCTGCTAACACAGTTAGAGCGCTTATATTTACTATAGGGTTTGAACTAAAAGATAAAGTTCCTAAATCTGTAGTAGCAGAGAGACCTGTTACTCCTATTACATCAGCTGGTATTAACGATCCAACCGAAGAGGTTGCCGATTGACCTTGTAAACCTACTGAGTGATCATCAACAGATAATAAACCATGAGAAGATATTAAAGACTGACCAGTAAGAGTAATAGTAGCGTCAGTGAAAACTGCTGATAAAGAATTTAAAGTACTGGTTAAACTAAAACCAGATAATCCAACAACATCTTCTGCAACAACTGTGCCTAAACTTGATGTTAAACTAAATCCAGTTAATGATTCCGTTGCACTTTCAATTGATCCCCAACCATTTTGACCCCAAGTAAGTGTACCCCAACCCGGTCTTATTTCTGTATCTACGCTTCCAATACTCGTTGTTGCAGATAAACCAGTAAGTGAAATAATAGGTGTGTCACCCCAAGATTGATAACCCCAAACTTCACGACCCCAACCTTGTTCAATAAGATTAGTATCACCCCAATCAGCACGACCCCATGAAAAACGTCCCCATCCTTCAGAAGTTCCTGAATAAGTCAGGTCTCCTAAATTTGAAGTAGAAGAAAGACCCGTTACTGTAAATGTAACGTCAGCCATTTTTTACTCCTATGCTATCTGAATGATTGCGTTTCCTGCTGTCTGTGCTGGAAAT